CAGGCGGTCATCACAGCACTGCTCACCGCACCCAGTGACCGCTGTCCGGTCTGCTGCTAAAAACGGAATTGTTCAGGACGGACTAGATAACGTCACCTTCAACGTGGCAAGTTCGCAGCGAAAGATTTGATATGCCCAATGGACGCGCACTCCCTTCCGCACTGCTCTTTGACTGGCTACTGGGCCGAGCCTGGAACATGGCGCTCAACAGCTACGCCAACGCGCAGAACTTCAGTGGCAACGACTTGGGCGGCGCTGGCCCGGAGTCCGGTGTTGGCTCCGGCAGCGGCGCCCCGAGCATCGAGAAGTTCCTGAGCCGCTATGCTGGTGACGAGGCAGCGGCCCTTGTGGCTGCACACGACCAGTCCCTGCGCGGGCAGATGGATGAGGTGGCCGAAATGTGGCAGACGCAGTTCTCCGAGATCCTGGTGAAGATGGTCCCCATCGGCCCGGGCTTCCAGCAGGCGGTTGCATGGCTGCAGAAGGTTGTGAACGGCGGAGACGGCCTGGGCTATGTCGGGCAGGACCGGCGCCTCAATCAGGCGTTGGGCTACGTGGCCGGTCTGCCGACCAACTCCTACGGCCTGCCCCTGCCAGAGGGCGCGGATGCCGCGCTGCGGGGTGTGGTACAGCGCACGGCCGCGCTGCACACCGACCGGCTGGCGGTCCAGATGCAGGCCGACCGGCAGGCAGAACAACACAAGCTGCAGGTGGACGCCGCCGAGTCGCTGCTGCGCGCCTACAACGAGGCGCTTGACGCGGTGATGGACTACATATTTACCCAGATGCACCTGATGTTCGACGTCTTCGGGCGCAACAACGACTACCTGACCAACCTGCAGCGCGAGGAGGGCGCCACGCGCGCGCGGATGCAGGTGCGCTCTGCCGAGCTGGCCGAGTGGAACGAGCGCATCATGACGACCGACGACTCCCGCGCCGCGGCGATCCAGAAACTCAAGGCGTCGGTGCAGCGCGCAAACACGCTGGATGAAATGTCCGCCGAGGCAAACATCAAGCTGCTGCGTCGCTATTCCAGCCGAGCAGCTTCTGCTCTCAACAGCGCGGGCGTGTCCGTCAACTCCAAGGCCAGCGAATCCAACAACATCAACGCTGAGGGCTGACCATGGCCACCACATCTACCGGAATCGCGGCGCAGGGTATCTCTGCGGCCATCGTCTACACCGCCATCGACCGCATCTCCGAGATGATCGGTACTGCGGATGAGGCGATGCGGGCGGCCGTCGGCACCGAGATCAACGCCGCGCTGCGCAGCATCCCAAAGCGCCCAGATGCCAGCTCCACCACCTACGGGGACAAGTACAGCGCTGCTGCGTCCGCACTGTCGGGGGCGGATCTGAAGGGCAAGAGCCCGGGCATCGACCCGCTCCCGCTGTTCCTCGACAACGTGGTGGGGTCATTCTTCGAAGACTACGTTGGCAAGCTCGACTACCTGTTTCCTGGCTTGGGTGCCGCTGGCGCTGACGCACAGGCGTTCGTGTCGCGTGCGCTGTCGTCAGCGTCCGGCATGTCCTACGACGAGCTGGTTGATAGCGCGCCTGCCGAGACCATCTTCCTGCGGGCCCAGCGCCAGCTGCAGGCCCAAGAGCGCGATGTACTGGAGGCAGCAGCTGGCGCCGGCCACCGCTTTGCCCACGGCAAGGCCATGGAGGCACTGGCCCGTATGCGGGGTGACATTTCCAGCACCACCGACGCTCTGGCCCAGGCCCACGCCCAGCGGCTCCAGCAGGAGCGCCAGGAAAAGATGCGCATGGCCATGGCCGCAATGAGTGGCAGCATGGACCGTATCAAGAAGTTGCACGCTCAGACGGCGGAGGCCCTCAAGCTGAAACTGCGGGCCCGGGGGATGTGGATCAACGACCAGAACGCCGTGGTGGACTCGGCCAACAACGTGTACGCCATGAACGCCCAGTTCAAAGAGCGGGTGGCGGGGCTGCTGCGAGCCACGGCAATGCGCCGCTTCGGGCTCGAATTCGACGAAACGGCCACCAAAGACCGAGACGACTTTCTGGGCAAACTCAAGATGGCCAATGCGAACGAGGTGGTGGACCTGTTCGGGAACATGGTCACAACCCTCATGAACCAGGTTAGCGCCCGGGGCGGCTACGACGGCAGCGAACGTGATACCACGGACTGGGACAGCATCCTCGCCTGACCACCCCCAGTAGGGTTTGCCGCCCATCCCTGCAGCCGGAAAACTGCAGGGCATGGCAGCAATCAAGAAAGACCCCGACGCAACCCTCGACTACACGGTCGATTGGTCGGACTGGCTCGCCCCTTTGGCGGATGTGATCGTTTCCGTTGAGTGGGTGCCCAGCGCGGGCATCACGGTTGAGTCCTTCTCGAACACCAGCGCTACCGCCACCGCCTTTGTGTCTGGTGGCGTTGTGGACGCCGACGAGTTCGTGACCTGCCGCATCACCACCGCTGCCGGCCGCATTGACGACCGGACCATCAATTTCTCCATCACCCAACGTTGAGGACCGGCCATGTCTGTCATCTATTCCACCGCCGCCAAGACGGACCGCATGAACGCCGTAGTTTCCACCATCGGCGCCTCTGGCAAGCTCAAGCTGTTCAGCGCCGCCGATGCGCTGCTGGCCACGTTCACCCTGGCATCGACAGCGGGCACCGTGTCGGGCGCTGTGCTGACGCTTTCTGACGCCAACGGTGGCGCGGACGGCATCCTGAGCACCACCGCATCCGCTGCGGGCGCGGCCACGAAGGCCAGCATCACGACTTCGGGCGATGTCGATGTGATTACCGGCCTGACCGTGGGCACCTCTGGCACCGACCTGGTGCTAGACAACAACGTGCTGGCCAGCGGTCAGGCCATCACGATCAACTCCGCAACTATCACGCACGCGTAAGGGTGCGCCGTGGCAGTGGATAGCAATTTCCCCAACGTCTCCACGTTGCTTCACTTCGACGGGGCGAGTGGCAGCACGGGCTTCACCGACAGCGGACCAACGCCCAAAACCTACGCCGCTGTGGGTAGCGCCGCTATCAGCACCGCCCAAAGTAAGTGGGGTGGCGCATCCCTCTACCTTAATGGGACAAACGCAGCCATCACTGCTACACCAGACTCATCGTTCGTTTTCGGCACTGGCGACTTCACCATTGAATTTTGGGCGTGGAAGTCAGCGAACGGCAGCGATGGGTATGACCGAGTAATCCACACTTCATCGGACAGCATCGAGAACAATGGCTTCATGGTGGAGCTATCGTCCACCCGTGGGCTGCTGATGTACGGCATGGGTGGATTCATGCTGCCCTCCATCTCACTGAACCCCAACGACTCCGCATGGCACCACTGGGCCATCGCGCGTGAGGTGACAACGCTGCGTGCATTCAAAGACGGGGTGCAGATCGGCAGTTCCACGAACTCGACGAACGTCTCTGTTGCCGGACAACTGCGCATCGGTGCGCGGGGAACCTCCCCCGGCGAGGCCTACCGGTTCAATGGCTACCTCGACGACTTGCGCGTGACAAAGGGGGTCGCCCGGTACACGGCAGATTTCACGCCACCGACCGGACCCTTTGAAGCGCTTGTAAGGATCTCCGGGTCTGTCGCTGATGCTAGCGGGGCGCCCGCCGCGCGGCTTGTTCGTGCGTACCGTGAGGACACTGGCGCGCTGTCCGCTTCAACCACTAGCGACGGCACGACAGGAGCCTACGCACTGGACTTGGGGCATGACGGCGCCCACACGCTCGTGTTCTACCCGGCAGGCGGCGAGAGTCTGCCCGCCCTGGTGCGGCGTGGAGTGGTGCCGGTATGAGCTACACCCCGCCAGCAGGTAACGCCGCCAATGTGTCGTGGGTCGGCGTTGCGGCATACACGCCGCCTGCGGGGAATGCCGCAAACGCTACATGGTTCGTGGACGCAGGGACACCTGCCGGGTCGCTGGCTGCTACCGAGTCAGGGGTAGATGGGTTTGCCGCGTCGGGGGGCGCCCGGGTGCAGGGCGCTCTTGCCACCACCAGCTCAGGGGCTGATTCAGCAAGTATTTCTGGGGCGGTTCGCGCGGGGGGCCTGCTCGCTGCAACTGAGACGGGGCAGGACGCCATGGCTGCCACAGGGAGCGCGCGGCGCCAAGGCACCCTGGCTGCTGTCGAACCTGGGACGGACGTGTTGGCGGCGACGGGTTCGAGCGCAGCTGACCGTCAGGGGGCACTCGTAGCCGTCGAATCAAGCGCCGATGTTCTGGCGGCAACTGGCACCGCACCGCGAGCGGTGGGGAGCCTGACGGCCTCCGAAGCTGGCGCCGACACCCTGAGCGCGACTGGCGGGCCTTCCAAATTGGCGGGGTCGATGGCGGCTATGGAGCCCAGCACCGATGCCGCATCCATTTCAGTCCGCGCACTGATCGCTGGCGCCATGGCTGCCATCGAGAGTGGAAGCGACAGCGTGGCCGGGCATGGCGGTTTGCCCAAGTCGGCGGGTACGCTTGCTGCAGTGGAGACCGGCGCCGACAGCATGGCCGCGAGCGGTGCGGCCCTGGTCAGTGCGTTGCTGGCCGCCATCGAGGCTGGGGAAGACACTGCAGCCATCGCTGGGCAGATTGCCGCAGGCGGCGTGCTGGCGGTTTTCGAGGCTGGCCATGACGTGTTCGCGGCCATCGAATCCGCGCCGCCTCTTGACCCAAGCCGCACGCTGGTGGTGTCAATTGAAGACAGAACGCTTCGCGTTGCTGCTGAAACCCGCCTGTTGTCGGTAGCGCGCGAGGTCCGCGTGGCGGGCGTGGCTGCAGAGGATCGGACGCTTCTCGTATCCGCATAGCCAGAGCGCTGAAATCATTCCCCCCCAGTAGGGTTCGACCCGCAGGCGCATGCCCGGAACACTCCGGGTTCATGAAAACAGAAACCCTCGAAGCCATCGGCGCAGCTGGGAACAAGGCCACGATATTTGGGGGGTCTGTTGCTATCGCTGGGAAGTTGTCGGCCACCGACATTGCCGCCTATATCGGTGCAGCAGTGGCCATCATAGGCCTGCTCATCACCTGGTTCTATAAGCGCGAAGCAAACAAGCGTCAGGCGGCAGATGACCGGCGCCGCGAAGCGGAACACCAGAGGAGAGAGGCAGAGCGCGACATGCGCATGCAGCTGATGCGTACAAGTGGCGTTCCTGTATTCCACCGCGACACCGACCTGGGCGAGCTGGGGGCCGACGAGTGAGCGCCAAGATCCAGCCCAAGGTGATATGGGTGGCCGCCCTCGGCGGCTTCGTCACCCTGCTGTCGCCGCAGCTGATCGAACACCTGCAAAAGTGGGAAAGCGGCAAGGATCGCGTGCTGGTTGTCTATGAGGACAAGCTTGCCGGCAACATCCCCACGGTTTGCAACGGGCTCACGCGCCATGTGACCCGCACCCCCATCGTCGTAGGTGAGCGCTGGACCGAAGAAAAGTGCGTGGTGGAGGAATCCAACGCCCTGGAGCGGGTGCAGCGCGCGGTGCTGCCGTGTTTCAAACGCCTGCCGCCGCCCAGTGTGCTCGACATGGCCAGCAGCCATGCCTGGAACCTCGGTGCCAGCGCCACCTGCGGCAGCGGGGCCATGGCCGCCTGGAATCGTGGCGAATGGGAGCGTGGTTGCCAGCGTATCA